AGAGAATGAAAAAAGAAGTTTAATTCCTCCTTTTAAACAAGGTATTGTAGCAAGTTATGCAGAGAATGAAGATACTTGTTTTGAGCATTTAGATCCTGTTTGGTTTGATGGTTTAGATACTTTACACTGTAATATTATTACTCAATCTCCTGAAAAAGGAGGCGAATTAATAATTGACGGTCAAGAGTTTATTATGAAAGAGAGAGAATTGTTTTGTTACAGAGTTTCAAAAAACAAACATCAAGTTTTAAAGGTTGATAGTAAAAAACCTAGATTGATGTGGATATTTGGGTTTTGTATTTTACCAGAACAATGGGAAAGAAATATTGTTTCTTTATCTGAAAATTAATGATTGTTGCAAATAATATAATAGTAAGTGAAAATCTCTTACCTCATCATGTATGTGATGAAATTATTAAATTAGCTAGAAGTCGTCAACAAATTGAGGGGGTTGTAGCAAATGGAATTGATAAAACAATAAGGGATTCAAGAATAGTATGGCTAGACGATATGTGGATTTATGACTGGATTACACCTTTTATAAGTCAATCTAATATTGATTTAGGATGGAATTTTAATATTGAATTTCCAGAAAATATACAGTTTACAACATATAAGAAAAATCAATTTTATGGATGGCATCAAGACAGTTATAATAACGCAAGTGATAAACAAAGAAAAATTTCAGTTGTTATTCCACTATGTGATGGATCGGATTATTCTGGAGGAGACCTTGAATTTATTGATCCCATGGTTTCTCCAGAATCAAAAAAAGAAAAATTAATTAAAGATGAAAAATTTAGAGTAAAAGGAAACGGAGTAATATTTCCAAGCTATGTTTTTCATCGAGTCAATAAAGTAACAGAAGGGGAAAGACTATCAATTGTGATTTGGTACAATGGTGAAATATGGAAATAGAAAAAGCTAAGTTTGAAATAGATAACTATGTCGTAGTTAGAAATGCTATCTCTACTGAAATAGCAGATTTTGTAAAAGATTATTTTTTACTGAAAAGAAAAGTAGTAGATACAATGAGATTTACAAGGGTAATTTCTCCTTATGTTCGGTATTTAGGAAGGTGGGATGATCCTCAAATGCCTAATACTTACAGTCATTATGGAGATATTACCACAGAGATAATTTTAAAAAGACTTACTCCCCTTATAGAAGAAAAGACAGGTAGGAAAGTGTACGAAAACTATTCTTATATGAGAGCATATAAATATGGAGATACTCTTTTTAGACATGTTGACAGAGCTTCTTGTGAGATTTCAGCAACTTTAAATCTTGGTGGCGATCCGTGGCCTATCTATTTAGATCCTACTGGGGGAAAAGGTAATGAAGGTATAGAAGTAAATTTAAGGCCAGGTGATTTGTTGGTGTATAGAGGAGATATTTGTGAACATTGGAGATATGCTTTTACAGGAACTGATTGTGTTCAATCTTTCTTACACTATAGTGATAAGAATACAGAAGGTGCAGAAGAAAACAAATATGATAGAAGAGCTTTTTTAGGATTACCAGATTGTTTGATAAAAAGATAATTGAATTTAGTTCACCCGTGTCTGAATTATTAGTGCCACCCGTGCCTGCAAAAAAAGTAGTTCCGGATTGGTTTAAAGATTTAAAAAATTATACCGACAAATTTAATCTTATGCAGCCAACAATAAAAAAATGCGTTCCTGTTTTGGATAGTTTAACCTCAGGTTATATTATCTTAAATTCAGTAGAGATAGTTTTTTGGGAAGAAGATGGCAAGATTCATTGGGAATATCCTAATTCTCTTTATGAGCATGTTTTTAATGCGGGTCTTGGTATCGAACTACACAAAAGACAACAAATACACGAAGACTTCATAAGGGAAGAAGAATACAAACAACCATTTAAGTATTTAAATCCTTGGAGAATTAAAACTCCAGAGAACTATAGCTGCTTATTTACTAGTCCCTTGAATAGACAAGATAATTCTATTCGTTTAATTGATGGAATAGTTGATACAGATAAATATCCAAATGTAATTAACTTTCCATTTTTTTTAAAAAAGTTAAAGAAAAATGAAGCTTTTGTTTTAAAAAAAAATTATCCCATAGCCTTAGTTTTTCCTTTTTTGAGAAACAAATGGCAAATGACAATTAAAAAGAATACTAAAAAAGAAAATGATAAAAATTATGAAAAGTATTTTAAACTGTTTACTTTAATGAAGGATAATTACAAAAAACTAATATGGAGCACCAAAGAATATGATTAGTAGTTATGTATTAGAGTGGGATCTAAAAAATTATTTTGAAAAAAATGAAACTTTAGAAGACGATAGAAGAGAAGCGTTTAAACTTTTAATACCAAGATTATCAGAAACATTGAAGTTTGAAGTAAAAGGAGTAAATCGTCACGATAAATTAACTTCTTTCTTTCGTTTTAAAAAAGAAACAGATTGGATTTTTGAACCAGCAGAAACCACGTTTCATTGTTTTCATTCTTATGACGTAAAAGATTTAGCGTTGGTTGTTATCTATAAAGAAAAATCTAAAGGAATTAAAATAAAAGATAATTATCTTTACTGTTTTCCTTATTGGATGACTTACAAGTTTTTATCTCAGGATAAAGAAAAAGAACAACATTTAATAAAAATGAAATTTTTTAGTGAATCAAGACCGTGGAATAAAATTGACAATGTTTGGTGGTAGATATTGAATACTTTTATTATTGATAATTTTATAAATGATGTTCACTTCTCTAAAGAATTTTATGAATATATTCAAAAAGGTGAATTAAAGACTTCTTTTAACAATATAGCTTCCCCAGGGAAACCTATAGATGGTTTTACGTCTAGCTTATCACAGAACAATTTTCACATTCCTTTTATTTATGATTTATATAAAAAAGTAAATGAACTACATGAACAACACTTTCAAGGAACTAATTCACAAGTTGCAAGATGGCATTTAAATTTACATCCTACAGGGTATGATGGTCATCATCATACCGACTACGACACAGAAGATTTACCTACATATCTTTATATGTCGACAGTTAATTGGAACCCTCAATGGGGAGGAGAGTTTTTAGTTTATGATGAAAATTCAGAAATTAAAGAAGCCTACTCATATAGGACAGATAGATTGATAGTTTTTAATGGCAGATTTCTTCATAGAGGGGTAGCTGCATTGAGAGTTAGCAATTTACTTAGAACAACAGTAGCTTTTCAATGTAAGCTTTATAATAAGGAGAAAACAACAAATGATTAAATCAGAAGAACTCAAAGATAAGAATTTTAAAATATTCTTAGGAATGCCTATGTATGGTGGAATGCTCACCGAAAACACAATGCATGGATTATTACAATTACAACAATGGTCCATGGCTCGTGGTGTAGGATTACGGATGCAATCGATGGGTAATGAAAGTTTAATTACCCGAGCAAGAAATACAATTGTTTCGATGATGATGGATGCCACCGACTATGTGGCGACTCACTTATTATTTATTGATTCAGATATTGGCTTTCAAGCTCAAAATATAGAACGCATGCTTTGTTTTGATAAAGATGTGGTGTGTGGTATTTATCCCCGTAAGCATATTCATTTTGAAAAGATACCTGAATTAGTTAAAGAAAACCCAAATATCACTGCTGAGGAATTAGAAGTAAAGACACTGGGTTATAATCTTAATTTTGATGATCCTCAGAATGTTACTGTGGATAGTGGTTTTTGTAAGGTGCAAGAAGCAGCCACAGGGATGATGTTGGTTAAGAGAGAAGTCTTTCGCACCATGATGAAAAAGTTTCCTGAAAGAAAATACCAATCAGATCAAATTATTAATGGAAAACATTTTAGTTCTGATAATTGTTATGATTTGTTTTGTGCGGGTATCTATGAAACAAGTCCAGGAAAGAAAAGATATCTCTCTGAAGATTATTATTTCTCAAGATTATGGCTAGAATGTGGTGGTGATATTTGGGCAGATATAGCAATGCCTTTGACACACTTTGGAAATAGAGCATTCAAAGGTCATGTCGGTTCCCTATTCGCTAAAAAAGATGATTCTTAACATCATTCAATATAATTGTTCAGCAATAAATAGTATCTATATTTATGAGGATTTTCTTGAAAACTTAGAATATTTAAATTCTTTAAAAAATAAATTAGTAACTCATTTTGATAAAAAAGATAACAAAGACTATCAAACCAATGTTTATGCTAAAATGACTAATTGGACAGAGCTTTTAGAGGATAGTGATTTTAATTTTTTACATGATAAAATATTACGTACTTTAAATAATACTTTAAAATTAAGAATTCCTACACCTAACGAAAGCTTACGATACTCCTATACTGACTCATGGGGAATGGTTCATAAAGAAGGAGATTTTACTCACGATCATATTCATTCGTATAATGTTTGGTCTGGAGCATTTTATTTCGATGTCCCTC